GAACCAAATCTACCTGCTTCAGTAAATTGTGAATTAACATCTGATATTACATCACCTGCCATTTGATCGTATAAGGCTTTGGAGTAAAGATTAGTTGATGGGTTAAGGTAATTACCTGCTAGTATGTTTGATGCTTCAGTTTGTGATTGGTTAAGTAAAGGATTACCTGCTAATGCTCTTGCTGATGTAAGATTTAAAGCTGTTGATGTTTCAGGAGCAAAATCAGTATAGGTTGCATTAGGAAAAAAATTAGGCGTACTTCCTTCGTATAAATCTTGTGCTGAATCTATTGCCTGTTGAAAATAAGGTTTAATAAATTCTGATGGTTCTTGTGATGATGTAGTTGTTACACTACTTGGATTACTACCTTTACTCATGATAATTCCTTACTAAATAAATATACTTTTTGTTCATATCCTTTTAATTTCTTTGCCCAACCCTTGCGACCTGCAACTTCTACAGCGTCACAATTATTGTACTTAGCAAACTTTTCTATTGTTTGTTGAATTGGCTCTAACCAATTATCCATGTTGTTACCTCCTGCTAGGAAATAACGACAAATTTTTTTTTGAGGATACTGTACTACCTCTGTAATAACAGCACTCTCTACTTTCTTTTCCCAACTAATAAAAAGTTGAAAAGAGTTTTTTACTAACCCATCTAAAATATCTCTAGCTGTGTAAGTATCGTCTAAAGCCTTTTTTATAAGAGGCTCAACTTCGTTCCAAATTAAATGTAAATCTTCTTTGGGTACTTGCGTAATCACCCTACAATCACATACCCAAATGTTTGATCTGTATTACCAGAACTTGCATGAGTTAATGTTGCTGTTTTGTCTGTTCTTGCAGATACATACAAACTTGATTTTGTAGAGTTCGCATTTGCAGTTGTTGGCATAAACAGAATTACTGAGTTACCACCAATTCTTTCATCGGTAAGTGTTGTTGTTGTTTGACTTGCTCGTAATGTTACTGAGCCTGTACTGTTTAATTTACCATTAATAGTATTGTTCAAAGCATTAGATACTAATTGTAAATGTAAACTATGATCTGGTATGGATATAGGTACGACAGGAAACTGATTTTCAGCCATTATCTTTTACCTTCAGGTCTTGCCTCTATATCTACGCCACTCATTGTTTTAAAGTTGCCTGTTACTGATACTCGTATTCGGTGGTATCGTGAGTTAGATCGTACAGGACAATCTCCACTATCTTGCGTAGAAACTGCTGTACCTACAGAAATGTTATCTAATTGTGATGCTCTTGTAATAGGTGTTACTGTAACAGTAGCACTATCTTCTTCACTATCTACAATCGGTCTAACATTAATAATAGATGATCTTCTACCTTCTACTCCTTCAAACTCTGTAGTATCTACTGTAGCTGATAAGGAAGTAGCAATAAACTTTCCAAATTTATTTTCTGAATTAAATCCTGCTAAACCAACAATACCTTCTCCATAAAAGTAAGAGTCTAATGATTTAGGTAAATTATCTAAGTTACCTAGTACATCTAAACTTTCTACTGTAGTAAAGGCTTCTTGTGAAGCTGTAGAAATAAATTGTAAATCTAATCCTGATCCTGTTGACCATTTATCTACACTATAATTATAAATAATTAATTTATTGTTTATTGTAGTAGTAGATGTTGCATCTGATCCTCTGTAAGACCAAACAACAATACTATTGTTAGGATCTATTGCACTACATATACCATCTAAATTAGAAGATAGATCGTCATAAAAAAAATTATCAACTTTACCATTACCTATTGGTACAAGTTTTTGACCACCAGATAACATATAAAATCCATCTTGGGCCAAGAAAAAAATCATACTACCAAAAGATACTATGCTCTTGTCACAAAATGCTCCTATATTGTCTGAAATTTTATCAAACCTAAAAATTAATGGCGTTCCAACATATGACATACGATAGATTGCTTTTTCAAAAAATATTATTCCTGAATTTTCTCCACCTACTATGCCTACAAGATTTCCATGTTCACCAACTATATCTTGAAAACCAGATTGTGTAGCTTGGCTTGGAGTCCATGTTGAACTGTCATTTAGTCCTGACCATTTTACTCGTTGGTTGTATTCTGTACCTGACTCTGTAGTGTAACCAGAAACAACAAAGTTATTTATTACTGTAATGTATTTTGCTTTTAAAGAAACTAGATCTGAAAATGCTGAGTCTGTTCCTTGATTAAATTTTTGAATATTATCTGCATGGTTAGTAGCAATAATATTTGTACCAAACTGTGTAAAGTTCCAAAAATCTCTTGCATTAGATGTTGTGCTATTATTGTACCCACCTGATTTAGATATATCTACAAATACTTGTGAACTATTCATTTGATACAATTTTGTTGCATCACCTCCATAGTTCGTTACACCACTTGCTTGAAAAGAAGAAAATAAACCTACTGCACCACCTGTCAAACCTTGACTACTTAAAGCCTGAAATCCTGGTAATGATTTATAGCCTTCTTTAAGAGGTATAACATTATCAACTTTTAAAGCACCTGAATTTTGATAAGCAGGAAGATCAGATTGTAATTGTCCGAACTTAATCATTTATACTATTCCTGTTGCTGACATCTGCATTGGAGAAGATGTTATTGATCCTTTTTGTGAAGATAAATTTGCGTTGGCTAAAGCCTCTTTATATAAACCTGCCCATGTGTTTAATCGTTCATCTTGCATTAAGAAAGGAGAAGATTCTGCTAATGCACCATAAAGATATAACTCAGGGTAATTAGTTAAAATTGTATTTGTTGTATTTGATTCTGATAAAGGTGTTAATGTTTTATAAAAATCTATTTGTAGTGTTTCTGCTGAGTCAGGAGCAACACCTAATAAAATCTTTTCACCTACAATAGTAAAAAAAGTTGGTAGTCCTGATGTTTGTGTAATATTATATTGTCTGTAAAAATCACCATTAGCCATAAAGCGTAATGTTCTATACGGATTACTTTGATAGATAACTGCACTTGCTTCTAAAAAACCACTAGGCAAAGAATAGGATTGTGTACCTGCAACTGTTGTTGTACTGGTATCTGTATTGACCATTTCTCTTACACGCAATTCTCTATTCAATCTGCTTTCTGTAAGCGTAATGAAATCACCCAAGTATGATGTGAGATCTGTCCTGTTAAGATAATTTGCTATTGTTGTTTTCAACAATGCGTAAGTTGTAAGAGCCATTATAAATTCCCTGTGTAAATCCTAAAGTGTCTGTTATCAGGATCATTAAGCCATCTAAAAAATTTAGGCTTATCTAAAACTTTTCCTGTTAATGAAATTATTTTTTTCTTTGCTAATTGATGAACAATAATGTTTGGTAATCTAGCTACTCTATAACCTTTAGCTTCTTTTAAAACTTTAGATTTATAAGCACCTTCATTTTGTGCAACTTTATTAGCTTGTAGTATTTCTTTTATGTCTGCTTGTGCTTGATAATTTTCTATATGAATTTTATCTTCTGCTTCATCTACAATTAAATTAGTTTTAACTGATGATTGATCGCCAGGTTCATTTAAAGAAAATTTCTTAGCCATATTATTTTATAGCTTTCATAATCATTTGATCTATTGTTCCTTTAACAGATAAACCTTGATTACCTGAAAAACTTAACATTGGATCGTATTTTCTATCTCCACCTGAAGTTTGTTTAGATTGTTTTTTATTATTACCTCTACTAATCATTGGATCAGCTTTGATAGAATTTTGAACAACTTTATACAAACTTGAACTATGTTTTTTGTTTGTAAAAACACCCATTTTATTCTCCTGTTAAAATTAAAAAGGAGGGGATAATTCCCCTCCCTATCCTTAGACTACAATTATGCAGTTAAGTTAAATATACCATAGTTAGCGTTTGGTGCTTTTGCTGTTAAAGTCCATTCTGCTAGTAGTAATTTTTTATCACTATCACCAGTTTTTGCTAAGTCAGAAGTTTGGAAAGGTCTAAGGAAGTCTACACTCCACATATCCATTTGCAAAATATCTACTCTGTTAGCATTTTGGAATCTATCAGGTACGAAAGCCACTTCGCCAAAATCAGATACATAAATATCAGTCGTTCCGATTGATACTTTGTCTGATGCATCTTTGTACTTAGTTGCTACACCATTAAAAGCTGATGCTAGTTGTTTGTGTGATGCTGACATTAAAACAGTATCAGGTTCTCCACCATTATTAAATGCTACTAAAAGACCTGCTTTTAATAAATCTTCGGTGTAAGTTCTGTTAGTACCACCTGCGATTGCTGTAGCACCAGTACCTACAGGAACAGCCGAAGGTGATCCATTTTTAGCATAGTTGTTAGTTGGTGATGCAGGGCCATACCATGTACCTACTGAAGCAGATTTTCT